TACCATAAAAACGAACGCTTGTTCGATTGCCACCTGAACACATGTTCCCCTTTGGGTAATATGCACAAAAAACGAACAAATGTTCTGTGCAATTTGTATAGTTAGGTGTACCTAACTTGTGCAATGTGCATAAATGACGTGTGCAAAATTTGTATAGTATTACTATTGATATTTTGGAGTATGTATAAATAGCCTAAATGTAGGTGTGATTTTTTGGTTAGGGTGCATAAGTGTAAATAATGTCAAGTGGTAAAGTTGTATGAATTTTCGGTGTAATGTTTGGTGGCTATTGTGTAGAATTATGTGGTTTTATGCTGCCGTTTTTTGTATAATAAAGTAAAATAATGGAAAGTGAGGTATGACATATGCTAATATCTGATATTGCAATGAAAATTGATAAATTTGCTAGAGTGGAGATAAGACAACATAAAACAAATACAACGATTATATATAGCCATTTTATAGATTTAACAACTAGATATTTAGATATGGAAGTGAAACAGATTGATATTGATAGAGTGTTTAGTTGTTTAATTTTATACGTTTAGAGGTATAGCTATGGCTAGACGTACAAAAAATTATTTAAACTGTATATATGGACTAGACATTGAAACGTCTACAGTTGAGATTGATGAAGAGCGAGCTTGCAGTTTTATGTATTCCTTTTGTATCAGCTCTATAAATATTAATACAGGCTCATATAAAGAGGTTAAGGCTGGAAGAACCTATAAAGAGTTAGACGAGTGGTTATTTAATTTGAATGACACAGCTATATCATTAGGAGTTGATTTTATTATATATATCCATAACTTTAGTTACGAAGCATCATTTTTTCTTAACAACTTACATTTTTTTAGAGAATATGAGGGTTACAGTCGTTACTTATTTATGAAAGCAAATAAACCTTTATTCATTAAAATTGACCACATTGAATTTAGGTGTAGTTATTTACTATTAAGTAAGTCAATTAAAGCGTTAGGAAAGTCATTAAATTTGCCAAAGTTGGACTATGATTATAAAGAGTTAAGAACACCGATTTTTCCAAAACAACTACCACAGAAAGATTTGGAGTATAACTACAGGGATGTTGAAATTATGTTAAAATCAGTATATCGCCTATACAGACTAAATAAGTGGATGAAGTCGGCTAATGATTTACCGTACACAAAAACAGGGGTGATGCGTTTTAATTGTGAGCACAACCCAGCTGTTAACGAAAAATATACATATATTAATAAGTATGGCGAAGAAAAAAAGACTACTAATGTTAGAATGAATAAATGGTTATGTCAACTAGAAAAAGCAAAGAGTAAGGAACAATTAGAATTCTGGGAAAAACTGTTTCAAGGTGGTCTTGTAACTTCAAATGCTAAATATATAGGTGATATTATATATAACATAGCATCATTTGATTTTTCAAGCGATTATCCTTTTCAAATGCTCGTTAGGTTTTTTCCCTCGGATTTTGAACAGTATACAGGAAATTGTAAACAGAAAATGCTAGAGCTAATGCAAGGGGTCAACGCTACATGGTACATTCATAGACAGCCAATGAAAAAAATGTTCAATGCAAAAATCATAATATCTAATGTTAGAGCTAAATACGATTTTCACCCGGTAGGAACAAGCAAAATAACAGAGTTGGAAGAAAAGCTGTATAATGGTAGAAATTGTATTATTATAAATGGAAAAATTGCTGATATTAAGCCAAATATTGAAATGTGTGTAACTTGTATAGATATGATAACATTAGCTTTGTTTTATGATTTTACTTTAGTTGATGTAACATATTTAGAGATTGCTAAGAGATATAAACGTTCAAATCAATTTAAGTTAAAGTCAGTCGAATATAATGGTAAGATTAAAGCAGATTTGAAGCCACTTGTTAAGCTGATAGAGGATTCTAATAAGTATAAGCAATATACGGAGGAAGAGCTTCCAGATGCAGACTTTAGGGAATTAATTAATTTGGAAAAAGACTATTTTAGTCAACTATCTGTAGCTGAACAGTTATATCAAGCGAGTAAGTCCGATTTAAATGCTCAATATGGCGATAATGCACAACATTTAATACATGAATTAATTAAATATAATGTGGATAGTAGGGAGTGGGAAAGTGACTTTGAAACATTTGACGATTACATTGATGCTCAAAGTAAGACTTCTTATATATATGGGTTATATGTTCCACAGTATGCAAGGGCTAGCATTTTATATATCGCTTATAAATTTGTTACAAATGGATTACCTGTCTACTATACTGATACAGACAGCATCAAAACAGATAATGTACCATTAGCATTTAAGTTGGTTGATGAATATAACCAAATCAATTATAAAATTTTAGGAGAATATCAATATTTGGGATTTGGGCAGTTAGAAAATGAGTATGTAGCAGATGCATTTACCTCTTTGGGCACAAAGTCTTATTTAAGACTTTTAACTAATAAAGAGGGTAAACAGATTGTTAAAGCAACTATAAGTGGATTACCAAATGCAACACAGTTATTCAATGAATTATTTGAATATTATGACAACAACTTTACAGAATTAGTTGAAAATTGTTATCATTATGGCACTGTTTTTGACAAATCAATAACAAATAAGTTAAGTTCAATATATAAATATGAAACGTTTGACTTACATATTGGTGATTATAAAGAGCGTGTTGTATCTGGTGTTGTTCTTAAGGAAACAGAGGTTACAATGCGAGATTTCACACAAAAAACGTGGGCTGTGTATGCACGTTTGATTTGTTCTATTTATAAGAAAGACTATCAAAAATTCACACGGTCAGTAAGAATATCGAGAAACGAGAAAGGAGAAATTGAAATTGAATGATTTTAAGAGTAGAACATCGACAAAAGGTTTAAAAAAGATTGATAAAAATAGGTGGTTTGACCCCAACAGTAGGCTAGAGTTTACAAAAAATAAAAATGGAACTTTAAAAATGGAAATTCCCAAATTTGATAAGCAATGGCAAAGGCAGACAAATGCAAAGGTTAAAAGATATGAAAGCAAGTTAAATTATAACAAAGACGGTAAAATTAAAAACATAACTCAATATCGATATGAACAGCTAAAAAAGGCTGTTGATAAATGGAATAAAGGTGAGATAACAAGAGCTAATACAGTAGGTCGAGCGTACAAAGAATGGGAAAACGAGATAAAAGCAACAAACAGATTTTATAGCAAGGACAACCCCTTGCTAATTCCAATGATTGAGGAAAAAAAGAAGGTTCAATATATGCGTATATTGGGTGTGCATGGTGTTTACAATGGTAAAGCGTTTGACGATTTAATTAGAACATTTGCTAAAACGCTGCAAATGAATGAAGAAGAATTAAAAAATATTCTATTCCCAAAGGGGTTAGAAGAATGTAGCAGCTATGAAGATTTTAGTGAAAAAGCTACTGAGGTGCAAAAAACAATAGACGAGCTTATTGACGATAAAGTTGAAGACGGAGTTATCAATAAAAATGAAGCGTTTTTTCTGCGTGAGAAAATGACAGATATAGACATTAATCTGGAGGGATTTTTAAATGATTAATAGAGATAATTTAAAAAAAGCTCTTGACGAGCTTAACAAATACAAAAAATCAAAAACAAAAAAATATAACTTTTATAGCTTCGATAACATTTTGAAAAATTATAATTTTGATGTATTTTTTTCTGTAGCTACACGTACGACAGGAAAAACAACAGCTGTACAGCGTGACATCATTTTACAGGATTTTTACGAACATGGTTATCAATTTGTTAAATTATGCAGAACTAAAGAAGAATTAAGACCCAATCAGCAATCTGATTGGTGGACTGAAATAGTTAAGCGTGTATTAAATAAGTATGATATAGACATTCGATATAAAAACGGTCGCTATGTTATCAATTCGCTGGAAGAACACACAACAGACGGTGTATTGAATGAGGGTAAGTTTTTTAAAACTGGGCAAGTTATTGGCTATGTTGTACCAGTGTTAAGAGAACAAAGCTACAAATCTTTAAATTATGAAAGATGCTATAACATTATATTTGAAGAATTTGCTAAAAGCTCAGACTATGGCTATCACATTGGAGAAATTGAATACTTTAACTCATTAATAGCAACTATCAACCGTTTGCGTGATGATGTTAAAATATACTTTTTAGGGAATGTGTTATCGCCAGAGAATCCTTATTTTAAATATTATGGAATAGACGGATTTTCACTTGTTGAGGGTCATACATATGTATTTACAGATTATTCAACATATAGTGAACCTTGTGAGGTTGGTCTTGAATATGGTAAGAGAGTTACTGAAAAAGTTGAGGACATCCCAAAGCTGTTAAGAACTAAGGGTAATCAGCAAGTAACAGGAATGAGTAATTTTGACCTACCAGCATCAATAATTGATAGTGATGATTGGCTATTGCACTGTTTAGATGCTGGAGTTGATGTTTTTGAGCATTTTTTTCAAGTTAAATATAAATTAAGAATTTCAGTTGATGAAACAAAAAAATTGATAAAAAATGATAATGGAACATTTAAATTTGATTATATTGAATATTATTACATATTTGATAAAAGTAACAAAAAGATATATTTAGTTAAAGCAGAGCCTAGCGATAGCTATGGACTATATCTTGCTGAAAGCTATAATGTTCCTTTATATAAGTTAGCTGATGAAGATATACGAAACGAGTTACCGTTATTACAGGCAAACAAATTAATTTATCCTATAATATATGGTGATATACAAATATATAGATATTTTAAAGAGAGGATAGAGAAAAATGGAAGATTTTAAACCCGCAAATGCATTTTATGAAGAATTAATAAATTATATTACAGGTCAAAAGAAAAAAACAAAAAAATCTAAAAAACAACAAAATAAACAACTAAAATATAAATTCAATCAACGTTTGACAAAATAGAACATATGTTTTATATTTTAATACAGGAGGTAAAAAACATATGCGTAAGATTAATTTAGTTGTACTTATATTTATAGCTTTTGACATTCTTACAGGGTTAGCGAATGGCTATTTTAAAAATGAACTTAATTCTAAAAAAATGCGTGAGGGTGGCAAGAATAAACTAGGTGAGCTTTTTGCTTTAGTGTTTGCAAATATATGTGACAAAGCTCTACCATATATAAATATTAGTATTGGATTTAACGTAGTTGACCTTATAGGCAGTTATTTAATCTTTATGGAGTGCTTAAGCAATATAGAGAACATTTGTTCTTTATATCCAAAAGCTATTCCAACTAAGGTTAAAAATAAATTTAAGCAGTTAAAAAGTGAAGTAGAAAAGGAGTGATATTAATGTTTATTCACGATTTGGCAAACAAAGAATTTGAAACAAAAGACGACCTAGTGGTAGATATAGCAAACGCTATTAAAGAGGTTGACGAACAGACACAGCTATTAGCTGACACACAGGAAGAAGTTGACAAGCTAACTTCAGAAGTGAACAGCTTGAAAGCTAAAAATTTAGAGCTTTTAGCTATGATACCAGCTGTTGTTGAAGAAACAAAAAAAGAACCAGAAGAACCAGAAGAAATCAGCGAAGAAGAAATTTATTGGTAATTAAGGAGGAATTAAAAAATGGAATTAGTAAAAATAGCAAATTACATACGTCAGAACGCTTCGGACAATTACAAGAAAAATGTGGGTGTTTTAAATTCAAAAAGTAAAATATCTGAATTAAGCAGCCCTCTTATGGAGTATTCAACATTAAGAAATGAATTTGCACAAGGATTAATTAATGTAATCGGTAACACGATTTTAAACAGAATTGCAGCATTTGAAAATCCCCTCGCAAAATTTAAGCGTTCAACAACAGGGTTAGGAATTGATACAAGAGAAATTGCAAAAGGTCTTGTATCCGGTATGGATTTTGACTTTAGCACAGAGGGAATTGCTAAAATGTTTAAGCTCTACCCACAGGAATATGCTGAATGTTTTCACCGTTTAAATAGACAGCGTGTTTTTCCTATTACTTTTTCAGATAAAGAAATGAAGCTGGCATTGCAAAGCTGGGATGATTTCGAGCAGTTTTGTAATGACCTTGTAACAACTCTTTATGAATCTAACTATCAAGAAGAGTATGAGTTGATGTTAGAATTAATACGTGCATCAATTCAGAATGACGGTGTTAAATTTGTAGAAATTTCCGGAGCTGTTGATACAGCTGCAGTTGCTACAGAATTTGTCAAATTGACAAAAAACATAGTTAGCTCTTTTGGATTTAGAGATGCTTCAAACTCACCATATGGGGCTAAACATCCAAATACAAAAATTTTACCGGTATGCAAAAAAGAGGATATTGCTCTAATACTTCCTTATACAGTTAAAAACGAGATTAAGGTTGATGTATTAGCCTCAGCATTTAATAAAGACGAGCTTACATTTAATGTTGATAATGTGACAGAGGTTGACACATTAGGCTATCTTAGAACAGGAACAGCTAAAGCATACAAATACTATAAGATTGATGCATTAATATGTGATAAGAATTACTTTAGAGTATTAGACGACCCAGACAACGAGGTTAACGGTAATGACTTACCAACTGCACGAGCTTATAACAGATATTTACATGTTTGGCAGACATTAAGCACGTCACCGTTTTTCTGTGTTAACGCTGTAGGTCATGAAGTACAGAGTGCAGATGTTCCGGAGGGCTACTTTGATAGCTTAGTAGAATCAGATACAACTGTTACTAACCCTTAGAATTAAATGGGTGGCTAGTTTTCTTTTATAAAGGAACAGCCACCAAAATTTTACAATAAAGGAGTGATTAATAATGCGAATAACCCCATTTAATTTGCATCAGAATATAGCATTTGATAATGCTATTAGCTCAATTCAATATCTACATCAGTTAGGTAGTAAGATACAGGACATCATAAGTGTTCTGAATAATCTTGAAACAGATTATGAAAATTATACAGACAAAAAAGTTGAAGAACTTAAAGCGTTCTTGCTGGAGAAAGACGAGCAACTAAAAGATTTAGTTAAAGAGTTGATTGCTAATTTAAATAGTAGCTTAACAGACAGCATTGACGAGGGAGTAGCTCATTCTAAAAGTTATACAGATTCTAAAACAAACGACTTAAAAGAAGAGCTCACAGCTTTAAATGAAAGCATGTTAGATATTACTACAAAGTTAGACTTAAAAGTTGATGCACGTTTTAATGAATGTAATAAGCTCATAACTGATTTTAGACTAGAAATTTATGACATGTTAAACAATTTCGACAATTTCAAATTCTACTCGCCAATTACAGGAGAATTTGAAGCTATTAAAGATATATTATATGAAATTACAAATTTATTTTTAAAGCGACATTCATTTAATTATTCAACATTATATTCTATTTGTAATAAAGGTAATGAGCAAAAAGCACTAGCATATAAATTTGATAATAATGCAGTATGGTATCTTGATGAACAAAAATTCACTATAATTGAAAGTTTATCAGATTTGGTTTATGTAAGACCTATTTTCAAGGCTGGCACTGTTACTACTGTATTAAGAATCGTAAATGGTGTTGTATCCAATATTACTGATAAATGTGATATAATAAATGATAGAGTTAAAATCCCTGTATCAGAGTTAAAAGTGACACATGATGAATACGAAAAAACTAATGTGTGTAATATACGTGTTGTTACAAATGCAGGATTTAATGAAATGACATTATTTACCTTTTACGATAATTATGTTTGTACTTATGATACATTACAGTATTATGCATCATTAAGTAGCCGAAACGTAACATATGAAGATATTAATCTATATGGAATTAATGCCTTATATAACATTATATATTCATCAAAATTGTCAAATAGTATACAACTTATTAATTTAGATAAATATATAACTTTAGTATCTAATTATTTTAAAATATAAAAAAGGAGAAATATATATTATGAAAAAAAGTACAAATTTAAAGCTTAATATTATTGAGGGAACTGATATACCAAATTATGCACCGTGGAATGAAAACATGAATTTAATTGATTCAGCTTATAAGTCAGTATCTGACAGTATTAAGGCTAACAAGTCAGCTATTGATTTAATTGATAGTGCGACAAATGATACAGATACAGTTGTAGCAAATTTGGGAAATTCCGTAAACAGTCTAGAAAACAGCTTTAATGATATGGATGTTAAAGTTGACATGATTAATGAACGAGTTGAGCATCTTATGGAAAAAAGCGAAGTTGTTACATTTATCGAAAATGGAAAAGAGAAAAAATACAACAAAGATGTATATAGATTTGAGATTGCAAGTAAAAATATAGGTGGAAATCGTGATTTACAGTTATTTAAAACAAGCGACTTACCAACAGAATTAGGTCATTACTGCGCTTTGCAGCTTTACAATTATTATGTAGGCTTAAATTTAACCGATTTAATCGGATTGCCAAAATCTGATGACTTAAGCAAATACATATTCAAAGGCTGGGGATATAATGCAAATCCAGAATATGGAACTGGCAAAATGAAAACGTTTCCACATTTTGAATTAGATTATGTATGGAATCACAAGTTTTTAAACTGTATGTATGCTACATTTACAAGTAGAGCGTTTGAGCTTAAGAATTATACAAATTATCCAGAAGCTATAGTACAGCAGAATCCAGAGGGTGACATATACATTATGTTAGAGGTTTATAAAGTAATTGAAGATACTGTAGAATAAAACATAACATAGGGCTAGATTTTTTCTAGCCCTTTAAATAAATTTAAGAGGTGATAAAATGATAAATAGTGATTTTTCTAATATAAATAATATGCTTTTTTTCGTGGCAAATCCCCAGAATCACACGGAACAGGCACAAGTTAATAAATTAAAGTGGTCATATATTTGGTATGGCGTACTGTCTAACATATTAATGGGTATTTTTTCATATGAGAATATCCCTAACCAGCTAATTAGACGTATTGAAAAAAGTTTTTTTTCTTCAAGTTTTGTTGTAGCTTATGAAGAAAAAGGAACAGGTGTTGTTGTAGCTCCAGCTAGTCCAATGGGGGATATAAACGCGTGGGGCGAGTATTCAGCTTATGACATTATATTACCGAATGGCGAGCATAGACAGATACAGCTAAAAGACTGTGTAGTAGGGTCAAATTTTTATATGCCGACCTTAGCTGATAGCGTTATCTGTTGGCAATATGCGCTGCAAATCGCAGAGCTTAAAATCAGTATTGATAATGCTATTATTCTATCTAGAAACACAGCATTACTTGAAGTACCAAATGAAAACTGTGTTGAGGATGTATTGACACAGTACAACAAACATGAAACAGGTGTACCTGTCATTGTTAAAAAGCGTACAGAGGAAGAAAGCTACAAGGTACAGGAATTTACAAGTCCAACCAAAATAGACGATTATTACAACGGACTGCGTGACATTATCAACGAATTTTTGACAACAACAGGGCTTTCAAGTCTTGTAAACCCAAACAAAAAAGAGCGTTTAATCGTTGACGAAGTATCAAGTAATGACGACATCAAAAATACTCTTTTGTCAAATAGAATTGAAAATCGTAAGAGCTTTATTGATGAAATTAATATAAAATTTAGAACAGATTATAAAGTGAATGTTGATGAAAACATTTACAATGCTGTAAGTGATTTGGCTAATATGAACAGTAGTGAAGAAGTGAAAGAGGGTGAAGAATAATGTATATTAATAACCCAAAACAAACGTTTTGTTTGGTGGATTTAATGAATTTATATGATGCAAATTTTAACTATGAGGATTTATATAAGATAGTAGCTGAATGGTTAAAAAGCGAAAAACAATATTTTTGTGTTAATGATGAAAAGCTCTGGCAAGATTTTATTGAACGGTTTTGTGACCGTTTTTACAGTCGCAATTTTAATTTTTATACCACTTTAGAATTTAAGTTAAAGTTAAGAGATTGTTTAAGAAGCTATAAAGACAGAATGTACAGAATTTACGAGGTTAATGCCTTAAAAATTAACCCTCTCTGTACCTTTAAAAATACACGAAAAACAACAACAGAGGGGTCAAGTTCTAGCAATAACAGTAGCAACAGCTCTGGAGAATCTACAAATACAGCTACAGGAACAACCGACAGCACAAGCACAAGCAACAGCTCTGAAAACTCTGAAAACAATAACTATTCCTTACATTCTGATACGCCTAGCAACGCTGTAAATATCAATGACCTTTTCAGCGTGGCAAAAAATTATGTTACGGATGCAAATAACAACAAAAATAGTAGTAGTGGCATCAACAGTAGCTCTGGAACAGCTCACAGCTCTACTAATTCAAGTAATAAAAATGTTAACTCGAATATTAGCAAGTCGAATACCGAATTGAAAAATAGTAACATATATGAGGAATTAGCAGAGGGCTATAATGGTGAACCTGTTAAGCTGATAGAAGCCTATATGCAGTTAACTACTGATATAGTTAACTATTATTTAGATGGTATTGAAAAAGCTCACTTATTTTCAAATATACTATATTAAAGAGGTGATAACATGGAGTTAAAGCTGTATAAAAATTTTCCTGTAAATTCTTATGAGCATCAAGTATACTACTCGAATCCAGCAGAACGTGACGCAGATTTTGACAAATATACTGACAAACATTTTACAGATTTAGCAAGCTGTGACAAATCAGCCCAGCTTATACGCTTAAATATGAATTACTACCACGGTAACATGTACAATTATGGGTGCTTAATTGAAAATAATAAACGTTACTACATATTTATAGACAGAGTTGAGTGGAAAAGTAACTTGAATACTGTTATATTACATTATTCATACGATTATTTTCAAACATACTGTTATGACATCAATATACAGCAGTCTTATGTAGAACGTGAACACGTAGAAAACGACGCATTTGGAAAACATATAATTGACGAGGGATTACCGATTGACGAGTACAAAGTACAAAGTAACAAAGTATTAGACGGTGACAGCGACGGCTTATATTTTTGTGTAAGTTGTTCAGATTGTAGTCAAGTGGTAAGTGCATCAGCTAACGGACAAGTTGAAATTGGAGGGACTTGTAAGCCTAGCAAATATGAACAATCGACTATGATTATTTTTTCAGATAACTTAGAAAACATTAATTGGTATTTAAGTAAAATGGTACTTGAAGCTAAAACAGATGCAATACAAGGGCTTTATGCTGTTCCAAAATGTGCAATTCCTGATAAAGTAGAGGGTTTAATACAAAAAGGCTATGAATGGGATACAGGAGAAAGTGACATTAACTATATAGGAAAAAATAACAATGATGCTGTAATGCAAGAATGGACTATCAGACGACCGACAGATATTGATGGCTACACCCCTGTTAATAACAAATGTTTTACTTATCCATATTGTTTTGTAAACGTAACAAATAATAATGGTAACAGTGTAAAAGCTCAATTTGAGCTTAGTGATGATAGCAGCACTATTACATTTAATTATTATTTTTCCTGTATAGAGGGCAATACATCATTTGGATACTTTAAAAATTATGACGGAGTAGTGAAAAACTTTGACTATTCAATACAGGGTCAGACTAACATAGAATTACCATTTGTAACGAACACGTTTTCAGCTTATATGAGTGCAAATCAAAATTCAATAGCTAATCAATATAAGACAATTGACCGAAACGAAAAATGGGGTAACATTCAAGCTGGAATTAGTGGTGGAATATCTGCTGTAAGCTCTTTAGCAATGGGAAACGTAGCTGGAGCACTTACAAGCGTTGTAGGTGCTGAATCTGGAATGATAAGTAATATGCTACAAGCTGACAACGCAAGAAATTCAATAAACGCAAGTCTTGCAGATATGAAAAACAGACCAGATACAGCTCATGGAAGTTATACAGGTAACGCCCCAACTATATGTGGACAAATAGGGTTTAAGGGTCAGCTAATAACCGTCACAGCTGAAAACATTGAAATGATTGACCATTACTTTTCTATGTATGGCTACAGAGTTAATAAAATTAAACAACCTCAATTTACAAGTCGAAAATATTGGAATTATATTAAAACGTGTGGAATTAATATAATTGCTAACATCCCACAGGATGCATTAGCTGTAATCAAATCAATGTTTAATAATGGGGTTACAATTTGGCACAACGTGAGCTATATGTACAAATATGGAACGTATGAAAAGGAGAACAAGGCACAGTGATTAATATATATACAGATGCTACAGGGTCGTGGTATGGGGGCAATAATGCCCTCAATATCACCCAACAAAAATACAATGCTAAAGCTATAGTTAACTATTTACAGAATATAAGCTCGAAAAATTGGAGCACTAACAGTATTTGTGCAATGTTAGGCAATATGACATTTGAAAGCGGATTGAATCCACAACGACAGGAAATTGGTGGGTCTGGATATGGGCTTGTACAATGGACACCAAAAAGTAACCTACAAACAAGAGCTAAAGTTGTCGGATGTAAATATAACACCATGTACGGACAACTTGCAGTTATTGAATATGAAAGTGATAATGATATACAATGGATTCAGACAAACGACTATCCTATTAGCTTTAGTGATTTTATTAAAGACACACATCATTCCATAGAATGGCTAACAGGTGCATGGCTACGTAATTACGAGCGACCAGCTGACCAAAGTGTAGCTAATATCCAGAAAAGAACGCAAGGTGATACAAGTCATATAGGGTCAGAGCAATGGGCTACGCTTATTAGTGATACAGCTAATAGCGTTGATTTGTTTTTAAGATGGTGTGAAAAAATCGCAAACAATGATACATATTTGTATAAATATGGGTCAGCTCACGGAGTACCGTGGAGCTATGACGGTGTTTATTTTGATTGTAGTAGTTTTGTTAGCTTTGGACTTCACGCTGGAGGTTACGACTTAAAGACCCAATTTACAACAGCAAATCAAAAAGACGAGCTGAAAAAATTAGGATTTAAGGTAATAGCGTATAAGAATAGAAAACAATTAAAGCGTGGCGATATAGTCTTTTATAGAGGGCATACCGAAGTAATATTTGAGAATGACGAAAACGGAGCTACTAAGGTGGTAGGTGCTCACACTGATGAAAACCCACCAGCTGACCAGATAAGCATTGAGCCTTATTATGAGGGGGGCTGGACTTACTTCGCACGACCTACAGGAATCAATACGAATCCCCTACCAGATGACCCCACCGAAGAACCCAGCCTACCAGCATCTAGCTATATGATGAACAGGCGAAAAGGTATGACATTTGTATATCCAAAGAAAAAAGAGTAGCCTGTGGCTACTCTTCAACCTGTTCTGTTAAAACGTCTTTTAACTCATTCTTTAATTTTCTTAATTGCTCAATATATATATCAACAAGAATTTGATTTGGGGTCTTTTCTGTATTCCAATCAATCCCCTGTAATTCTTCAAGCAATTCTCTGTATTTGTCGTATGTTTCTAAGCTAAATTTATCACATACATAAGCATCCTCTAGCTCTTCCATACTATGATATGTTTCACCTTTGATTGTTACAGATGCTAGAGCTTTATGCTTTAACTCTGTTTCTGCTCTTTTCTCTGCTAATGTTAAATTACGTTTTATGTCTTTAATGTATTGACGTAAAAACAACACCTCTATTCTTTTATCTTTTAAATTATATCCCATATTACACCTCATTCCATTTTACTATAAAATTATATATCTTTCCCAATTCCTATGTGATGGAAAACGTTTACCGTTTTCATATTCAGACAAACGACCCTGTTTAATTCCTAAGTGCTGGGCTAACTCTTTTTGAGTTAGTCCAGCCATTTTTCTAGCTTTTTTCAGCTCATTAGCCAGATTCTGTGCTACATAGCCATATATCCTATTTAAGTCTGATTTATCTTTTATATTCATGCTTATACCTCTTTTCTTGCATTTTTTGTCTTTCAACAATATAAATATAGCACAAGTGAGATATTTTTTTTCAACCTTTTTTCAAAATTTTTTAAAAAATTTTTTCCAGAAAAATAGAGCCTATTGGCTCTATTCAATTAAGCGTTTTAACTTATTAAATTCTGTATTGTTTTGTAAATACATAGGACAGGGTTTACCGTTAATGTCATAATGTCTTATGATATGCTTACAGTTAATGCAGCGTTTTTTAATGAATTTAACTAGATATTTTAAAGCTTTAACCTGTTTATCGTTGTAGGGTTCTTCTTTAGTTGAATCACAAAGCTCTATTGATACCGTATTAGCATTAGTATAATAGCCATAATATTTACCCCCACCCAGCGTATTATATTTAGCCCCACCGACAGCATAAGCTATTTTTTTAATATGAATACTGCTATATATTTTACCCTGTTTGTCGATAAAATAATGTGCCCCAGCTTCACGCATATTAGAAGTAGCGAAGTATTTAGCATTGTTTTCGGCTGTGTCACCCTTGTTTCCAGTGCTATGAATAACTATAGCTTTAACATTTGACAGCTTACGTTCGTATGGAGCGTATGAAATAGCTTTAGCTCTGTATTTTCTGTTTATTTTCATATGTATACCTACCTTTTGCTTATTAATAAAGGGGCTGTTGCCAGCCCCATGTTGAGAAGAATATTGTAAGATTAAACCAAATCTACAACCAAAAATTCACGGTTGGAATTTGACTTGTGTGACTTAATTATAATATCAATGCCCTGTGTGACTTCTTCCTCACTATATACATTGATAATGCTATCTAACGACTCTTTAATTGTTGGGCTGATAGATGTATAAAATTCTTCGTCTTTTGTCTTAATGCCTACAACATTAACTTTTGTAATTTCGCCTGTTTCATTGTTGACCTCTTCTTTATCATAGAAAATACAACCAACCATTGTAAGTGGTGTTTCTTTGACCTTATCGCATGTGTTAACTGCAATACTAGCTCTTACTACATCTTTTTTTGATAAACCTACGCTTTTCTTTACTTCCATTCTTACACCTCTGTTTCTTTCCTTTTTTTCGTCTCTGCGAAAAAATACTTAATTAAATTTGTAACACTTGCAATTCCAAATTGCAATTATAATATAACAAAATATGACAATTAATACAACTAAATTCTACAATAAATTGCACCAAACATTACACCGAAAATTCATACAACTTTACCACTTGACATTATTTACACTTATGCACCCTAACCAAAAAATCACACCTACATTTAGGCTATTTATACATACTCCAAAATATCAATAGTAATACTATACAAATTTTGCACACGTCATTTATGCACATTGCACAAGTTAGGTACACCTAACTATACAAATTGCACAGAACATTTGTTCGTTTTTTGTGCATATTACCCAAAGGGGAACATGTGTTCAGGTGGCAATCGAACAAGCGTTCGTTTTTATGGTA